GTTTTAGGCGCGTAAAACTATCAACGGCAACGCAGCAAGGATACCACCAAAGCACGTTGCGGCAGCGTCTAGAAACTCTACGCCATGAGGCCCGCGTATGGGACTGCCAGTTGCCCGCCAGTTGATAACCGCGTCACTGATTTCCTTGGCAACAGCAAACGCAGCAACCACGCCTGAAGCAATGGCAAGGCTACGGGAAGCCATAAAGGCGACGTTGAAGATCAAGGCTCCATACAGCGCATGGTTGGCCTTGTCTGGGGGTAACTGAGGTAGGTTCACTCTGCTACCCAGTTCTGCGTTGCTTCATCCCAAGTGTGCTTGCCATCAGCCGGGTACGGCACCGGGCTTTCCCACAGGCATGTCGTGGTGTTTAAACCCCAGCTTGGGTACGGGCGGGGAGAAATGAAGGCGTCCAGATCGGTGTCGTAGGAGTACCCGATACCGGCATAGTTACCGCGTAGCGGCCTGCCTTCTGGATGCTGCCCGCCTTGGGTGTTGTATGAGGTCTGAACCCACCCGTGACCTAACGCACCCGTGTCAATGAAGTCCTGTTCAGCCACAATGACTTGAACAACCAGACCATTCTCAACTTTAGCAAAATGTGACATTCTGTTCCTTAACGGGCGTTTGCGTACTTCAGCGGATTTTCGGCGAAGGCTGCGTAGATATATGTTGTGGCAGAAGTATTGTAATTATCCGATAGCGTTGTGTTGCCTCTTATTTTAACCCCATTGGAGTTTAAATCTCCAAAAATATACGCCGTATATTCTGTATCGGTTAAATTTGCGTATAGCTGGTTCATTGCTACGTTTGCTGGGTTTCTTGAAGAATCAATTACTGCCCAATTGTTTGAAGCGGTAGTAGCTTTAATCAAAATAAAACGCGGTCTAAACCCAGTGTATATAAACGGTCCATCTGTGCTACCGTTGCCCACATAAGAACCAAATGCGCTGTAACCTGCTACCGGTGCCCAGCAATATGCGACGTAGGTCCATGCTGATTGAGATGGAATAGTTCCTATAGTAAATACTGATGCGGTTGGGCTAGTATTGTTCCAATATGTAGAGTTGGTAAAAGTTGAGCTAGAAAGATTTGGGTTTAATGCGCCAGTATTACCAATAGCACTATGGTAAGCGTACCAATTGTCTGCGTTGTTTCTTGATTTTATAATGATGAAGCTGGGTACAACACCCAACCCATGCCCAACAGTGCCCGTGGCCCCTGTGCCCGTGTACGTCACAACAGAGAATCCAGCAGTGGTGTTAGCACTTACCGTTGATGTGATAGTCCCCGCAGTGTTGTTGCCAGCACTGACTGCGCCCCCGGCTTTCCAATTCCAGCCAACATAAGCATCAGCATTTGTGTTAGAAACTACACTTGTGCCAACAGAAAATCCTGTTGAAGTAAAAGCACTTAAAGAATTTGCGTCTGTTACTTCGGTTGCCGTTGAATTTGAAACAACATACTTACTAACGCCTCGTATAACGTCAAAAAGAACATTACCGTAAGCTACTGTTCTATCTTTAACCCACACAAAATCCGGCTGGAACGACACCGAGTTAACAGCATTGCTGATGCTCTGCGTTGAACCATTCCCCGTATACGTCGTAGCAGCCATCGCCACTCGTCCATCAGGTACTGCAAATGTAGTTGCCATGATTAGATGTTGAAAGTGTTGAGTGGGAGGAAACCGCTGGGGGCGGTGTAGACGAAGGGTTGCTGGCCGAAGTTAGCATACGCTAAAGTGATTTGACCGCCTTGGTCAGAAACAACAGGGAAATATGTTCCTGCCGGCAAACTACTAAACGCTACACCTTGGCTAGTCCCGTTTTTATAATAAGTAAGCGTTCCAGCAGTTAGGTCTAAGGCAATACCAATTACGTCATTTGCTGTTAAAAATGTTGCCCCATACGCAGTGGCAGTTGCATTATTGTATTTATTACCATTGTAAGCCATATACATGTAACCATTGACAGTAAACCCTGGAGGGTTATTACCAAGGGGACTTTGGCTATATAAAGAATTAGTTATACCCACCATCAAATCAGTAGTTGAGCCTTGAGTGATCTCCCAATAATACTTACCTGAAGAAACACCTATTGTGCCATACGCATAGTTGTAATACGTTGCACTCGACTTTGTAAACGTCAGATTTCCGTCTCGTATAACTGCGGATGACCCTATCTTGTCCAACGGATTCAGAACAGCATAGTTCGCCACCGTAGTCGAGGTCAGTGTCGGCACATCAGTCAGTGAGTCGTATGTGGACCCGGCTGTGAGGCTGATGTTGTTCGGTGTCCAGTTGTTGGCGTTGGGGCTGCTGTCGTAGCACAGGGTCGTTGTGCTGGTGGTGTTGGTGAACGGCAAATAGAACCCATTGGTGCCGTATGAGCCACCGTAAGTGATAGGTTGCCATTGGTTGTAACTATTGAATGTGCCAAATGACGTTGGGGCTAGGGCTTGACCGTCAATGAAGTTGATGGCGGTCATTTCGCCGTCGTAATACTCTGAAGGACTACTATTATACCGGCCCATAACATGCACGGCTGACGATAGGTTTACATATGTGTTGTCGTTTAATGGGGGGTATATTGCCGTTGAAAACGCAGTAACTTGAGTTCCGTTAACGTAAAGTTTAACCCTGTTTGAAGAAGTAGCTTGAGTAGAATCCCAAGCAAGAACAATATGATACCAAGCAGCAGGATCACGAAATACTTGCGTGGTAATTAACTGTGCTATTGCGCCGGATGCATACTCCAAAACATTAAGCGCATCCGATCCAAAATATAAAAGGTTATATTGCTGGGTATTTATTTCAGCAGTAAAAAGTTCTTGCGAAGTTCCTAACGTCCCGCGCTTAACCCACCCGCTCCAAGTCCAAGTCTTCTGGTTGGTTGTGGTAGCAGGAGTCCTGTTCAAATACGCACTCGCAGAAGACCTAAACCGCAATGACTTGGTGTAGTAGGTGATCGGGGTCAGGTAGCCGCTGGTGTTGAACGTGTGAATCACGTTGCCACCTGAGATAGTGACAATGCCACCAGCCATCTGCTGCGTAGAGCCTGGGTAACTGATGATGACTACACCAGAGCCACCAGCACCGCCATTAGATGAAACAGTGCCCCCAGCACCTTGATTGCCACCACCACCACCACCAGCCCCCAAATTGGCAGTTCCTGCAATACCGACAATAGTTCCAGAACCGCCTTTGCCGCCGCCGCCATTTCCACCAACGCCGCCCAAAGTAGAAGTGACACCGGAGCCTCCTCCACCACCCCCTGCATAGTAAGTGGCTGTGCCGCTAATAGAGTTTGATGCCCCTACACCGCCAATACCAGCAGTTGAAGACGTAGCCGACCCGCCAACTCCACCCGCGCCGCCACCGCCACCGTGTCCATAAGGCGACCCAGCAATGTAAGCATCCCCGCCAGCAAACCCTTGTCCACTAGTTCCCGCTGCTCCTGTTGCGCTGCTGTAGCTACCGCCACCGCCAGAACCACCAACTGCTGCGTTTGTGCCGTTATAGTTCCCGCCTAATCCACCGCCTGTAGACGTTACGCCAAAAACACTGGAACTTGAACCACTAGTTGAGCTAGTTGAATTTGCTACGCCAGCAGCGCCGCCTGCACCAACAACAACAGCGTAAATACTGTTGGTGTCAATTGTTAGTGCTGACCCTGTTTGATAACCGCCAGCCCCGCCGCCACCGCCCGCCCCAATATTTGATGTGGCTAAACCTGTGCCGCCACCACCGCCACCAGCAACAACCAGAGAAGCTGCCGTCAAAGGCGTAATGACACCCAAGGTGCCAGAGGTATTGAATGTGTGGATGGTGTTACCACCAACAGATGTGACAACGCCACCAGAGAACTTCTGTGCGCCAACGTAGGAGATGATGACTACGCCTGAACCGCCAGAACCGCCGTTTGTTGCCGCTGCGCTAGCCCCTGTCCCCCCGCCTCCACCTGCTCCACCACCCGTGCTTGCGGTGCCGGATGTTCCAACAACTCCATTAGCGCCACCAGCCCCGCCGCCACCAAGGCCACCAACGGCTCCAGCAGATGGGGTGTAAGACCCGCCCCCACCGCCACCCGCATAGTAAACGGAAGTGCCGCTAATTGAGTTAGATATACCAACACCGCCGGCAGTACCGGCAAGAGATAAAGATGCAACTGTTGCCGCTGCGGCTCCTGCGCCGCCGCCCCCTGCGCCCCCACCGGAATTATCCGTAGCCCCGCCACCCGCAAAACCTTGACCCGATGTGCCTGCGCCTCCTGTGGATGGCCCAACACCACTACCGCCCCCACCAGAACCACCGGCCAAACCCGCGCCGTTTATTGCTCCAATGTTGTAATTGCCGCCGCCACCCCCAACAGACGCAGTTAATGTTCCAAGTTGAGAGTTGTTACCGTTTTTTCCGTCAGAAAGTGAAGTGCCATTAGCGCCGCCAGCACCAACAGTTACGGTATAAGAAAGCGTTGGGTTTAACGAAGTTGTGCCAGTTTGATAACCCCCAGCCCCTCCCCCCCCGCCAGCAGAGTAACTGCCAAACCGTGCCCCCCCAGCCCCACCACCCCCAGCAACAACAAGGTAAGTTACGGTTACGGCAGATGTTCCTGAAGTCCAACCAAAAGCAGCAAGGGCAGCAGCACCGATCTTGGAGAGGCGTGACATTGGCTATGCCTTAAGCAAACTTGGTCTGTGAGGCCAGGACAACATATGTTGCACTGCCTGTCTTCTGGATAACGTATGTGTAAACGTCCAAGGAACTTGCGTTCCCGCTGGTAGGGGCAGTGCCGCCTTGCCACTTAGGAGTTACAGAGGTTCCGTCAATGGTCACAGCAGAGTTGTAGTAAGCAGTAGACCCCTGGGTTACCATGAGCGTTACAGACACCGAAGTGCCAGTTGCCATGAAGGTGTTCAGGGTTACCGAGCTAGAGCCCCGGAAGTTCAGCGTCCAGTTACCAGATGCGTTTGCTGTGAAGTACTGGACTGCTTGGGTTATAACGTCGTAGTTTAGAGTGCCTGTTGCCGCTGTAGCAGCAATGGTGTCCGTCTCTGCGATTGTCGTGATCGTGGGAGTAACCAGCGCAGGGGATGTGGCAAAGACCGCCAAACCCGTCCCGGTCTCATCAGTCAATAGCGCAGCAAGGTTTGCACTTGAAGGCGTACCCAGGAACGTTAAAGCTCCTGCGGCTGTAGTCGTTGTAGAAGGAGCAACCCCCGCACCACCACCTATGACCAAGGCATTAGCCGTTAAAGCCGCAGATGAGGCTAGGACGCCCCCCGCTGTAAACGCTAAAACACCACCAGAAGTGCCTGTGGTAAGCCCTGTGCCGCCACTAGCAACAGGCAGGGCGGTAGTCAAACTGAGGGCATTTGCCGACAGGGTAGTGCCGTTAAACGTCAGGTTGGCAGAGCCGGCAAACACACCGCTTGCGTTGAACTGCACCTGGGTGTTTGTACCCCCCGCACCGGTTACCCCAAACTGGATGAACACAATAGACGTAGTGCCTATGGTGATTGGGGCGGGAGTTTGCTGCACCCAAGCCGTATTGATGTTTACAGTGCCAGCGGTGATGTAAATGTAGTCGCCTGCATTTATCTGGTTAGACGAACTGCCTACAGTGTCGTAATCACTTGCGCGGGTTAGTACATACGCTACAGAGCCACTACCTACTGTCGTGACAACGTACACACCGTTGTTTGCACCAGCAACTTCGTTTTTGACCAGAATGCGCTGGGCCACAACAACAACGTTGGAGTCCACCGTGAGAGCGCCGACTGCGTTGCCCGTGAGTGTGGCCCCAACACCAGCGGTGCCGTTGTTGTAAGTATTAGCGGCAAGGGCTGCTGCTGTTGCATACTGCGCCGCAACGTGGAAGTTCAACCCAGCAACAAGGGTGTCAACGTAAGACTTATTAGCTAGGTCAAAGGCCGCAGAAGGCACCGCTGATACCGTGCCGCTGGTCAATGCAACCGAGGTCAGGTCAGTGTTAGCACCCTTTAAAGCAAACGGTGCCCCTGCCGAAGTAGAAGCCCCTGTGCCGCCATTGGCAATATCGACAGTTCCGGTAATGGCATGATCAGCATTCCAGTTAGAAGGCCGAACTAACGTATCGTCCACGCCATCGCCAATAAGACTCTGGAAAGCGTGTTTTATTGTCGCGGCCATTTTGTATCCTTAAGCGATACGGATCAGAGCAGTGGAAGCAGCAGCGACCGGCATCTGAACAGTGAACGTACCTACTGTAGAGGTCTTGTCTGCACCGAAGTCCAAGACTGCAATTGCTGCGTTGGATTGGCTGCTGTCGTAGATCAGCGCCCCACGAGCCGTGATAGTAGCGGTAGTCCAAGAAGAGTCACTGAAGGTAAGCCATGCGGTAGTGCCGCCAGAGCTAATGGCATTGCCAGTTAGCGTGTTCCCGCCAGCCGTGTACCCTGTGCCAACAACCTCACCGGAGGTGGTGTAAATCGTTGTCGTTGCATCCAGAGTAGCCACGCTGGTGTACAACGCAATCTTCATCGTGTCGGCTAACGGAGTGTATGTCCCCGTCAAAAAGCCAACCTTGGCTGAAGTGCAGAATGCTTGGGTGATAGCCATGATAATTCCTTAAATAACTTGAGTGCGGACTTGACCGCTGCGATACGCATCCTGACGCAACTTACCGTCACCCAGGTTCTTGAGAAGAGTCAGCGACTGTTTATACGCATCAGCGTACAGCGCAACCATGTCAGGTTCACCCTTCATAAACCGGATAGCTTCAACCATCACTGCATTAAACAGCGCAGAGTCAAAGTTGTCACCAAGCCAGGAAGTGCTCGCTGTAACAATGGAGACAGGGTAGTAGAAGTAGTGAAGCTCTGCCACCAAGCCCGCGCTGGGCGTCGGGCCAAGGATAAGCGTTAGCTCTTGCAGGGTTGAGCTATCAGGCCCAAACACCGCGTAGTACTTAGGAGTGCCTGTGTCCGTTGGGATTGGATAGGCTTCGCGGATAAAGTTGACATCTTTGTTGAGAAGGTATGTGTACGCCCCAAGAGCGTCAACTACAGCAAGACTAAAGACTGACAAGAAGTCATAGGGCAAAGCAAGATACTGATTAGTAGCCGTAAGACTACCAGTCACATTTTTACGCAAGGAGGGCAACTGCACCGAGTTGTAAATCTTTTGCTCAGCCAAATCCGTCATAGTGGCGAAGTCAGTGGCAGTAAAAGTATTCTCGCAGTAATCCTCTACTGCGGCTTTCAATTCGGTGTAGTTCATGTTTTAAGCCATTGGCCCACGGGACATAAAGCCCCGAGTAGCAGCGCCAGCACCACGCATTTTGATGCCAGTGGTTTTGATAGGCTCATTGCCTGCCGACTTGCTAAGAGCACCCAAAGATATATCAAGGGTGTCAGCTTTACTGCGGTTTGGCCCTTGACCAGGGTTAGTTTCCGCTAAGACTGCTTTACCCGTCATGGTATGGGGTTTAGCGTAGACCGCTGCATCCCCAACTTCCTTGCCGCCCATCTTCTTACTAAACTTAGCCATGATTAGTCTCCTTGGTTCTTGGCGCGGGACATGTTGCGGCCAAACTTCATGCGGTCGTCAGTAGTGGGACCACCCTTCTTCAACTTCAAAGATGTGCCTTTACCGCCTCCGTGTTTCTGCGCGTCGTGTTGTTTAAACGCTTTCTTGATCATGGACTTATCTTGAGCCGTATCTGATTTCATCATAGTTCCTTACGTTGTGCTTACAGTGACAGTGCCGACATACCCAATAGGAGCAAGCGGGTTAGGAGTTAGTGCGGCATCAAACAACCTAGACCCACCAACAGGATTCCAGCCCCAGAAAATAGCCCTGCTGCCTTCTCCTAATGACCCATCAGCAAGCAGTCCAGAAGTAACGTAGCTACGATCAGGCCTAGGATTACGAAGAGCTTGGGGATCATCAACCGGGTACATCCCCAAAAGAAGCTGCGGATGATCTTGTTCCCAGCACTCATTACAGACTAGGATGTTAACCTTTTTAGTCTTGATTACAAGCTCTTTTAAATCCTTGAGCTTAAAACGGAAACCACACCGGTCACATTCCGATATAGCCCGTTTACCTTGAGTAAACCTGTTACCCATGATTAGCCAATAAACTGTTGCCGGGGAACAAACCTTACTGCGGCCTTCTCCCGGTCCTCACCCGCCGCTAACTCCCAGGCAGCATCATACTGAGCCTGGAGCATTTGATTGCGTTCTAGACCCCCTGGAACCTTCAGAGAGAGGTATGCCGCTAACCCAGCAATCATGCAGGGCAGGAACCGGAACGGAACGTCCATTGTGTTTACACCGCTGCCTGCGTCTTGAATGCGACGGAGCCGCCAGTACACGAACGTGTAGGTCTGGGAGTTGTCAGGTGTGGGCCAGACAGTGATCGTGGGCGTAGGCGAGATCCGGTCAATATAGACCTGAATGGGTCTAGCCTGGGTTAGCTTGTTGGGGATCGTAGCGTAAGTAGAGACGCTGATCCGGGTGATGTTTAAATCTGCCTGCGTGGAAGCGTTACCTGCTCCGGTGCGGATAACGTGCTCCATGAGATCAACCGTGTAGATTGGTAGGTTGTACGTCGCCGTGCCCGGAACAAGAGTAATAGACCCTTGCTCAATAGTCCACATGTTAATGCCACGGTTAGCCCAGTCAGCAAACAGTAGGTTAAGGCTTCTACGAGCAGTGCGTAAGTCATAGCCAGTCCTAAGCTCTGCACCACAACGCTCAAAGGCTTCCTCAACGATCTCGCTGAGGTCTAGGTTGAATACTTGGGTGCCAGATGTTGCCATTAGACAATTCTACCTTTTGTGTGGCCGCGTTGAGCAATTCCATCCCCACGCCCACTAGCGTTTTTTACAGGCTTCTTAAAGACTGCTCCACCCTTAGCGTAAGCTTTTACTTTGCCGCCACGTTTGTAGACGCCGCTATAAGTGTTAAAGCGCGTGGGGTCTTCTTCCCCTTGGAATTGGTTGCCCATCCCGTCGTAATACGCTGCCTCACCCGCTGCATTATCTATTGCTGCGCGTTCATCTTGCATCTCAGGAGAGTATGTAGACCTGTCTTCAACTGAAGCGGCATCAGGGTCTTGCGTGTCATTCATGGCATAGTTGTATGCCTTACTAATTATGGGTGGTGCCATACCCAAAAGTGTGTCTTTTGCCGCCCCAGCTAAATCCCCGTCAAAAACTTTTCCTAGTGTTTTAACACCAGGGACCACTTCTGATAGTGCGTTTCTGTAATTTCCTTGGCTTGCTTGGTCAATTGCGTTACCAATACCCATAGCCGCCCGCGTTGGTGGAAACATATTAAGAGCGGAAGCTACCATTGGGTAGTCTTCTTGTGCCTGTTTAAACTTAGATGTTGCCATTATCTAAAGCCTGCTGTTTTCTTCGCTATGCGTTTGGGTTGGGCTACAAACTGCTTGCCTGCGGCCTTACCCATACGTTTTGCTTTGGTTGTAGCGGCATACTCAGCAGGGCTAAGCGATTGTATTGCTTTCGCAGGTAAGTACCGTTCACCTGTTTCGGATGATGGCTTACCAGACTTGGTCTGCCATTTCTGGTCCCCCCAGTCCTTCAGCGATTTCTGCGGGGCTTTCACATTAGTCCCTGTATCCGCCACCCGAAGCTTTGTATTTCTTTGCCACAAGCTGAGCTTTACGGGCTGACCATTGTCCCGCCCCTGTACCTTGAGTAGCTGCTGCCTTCACACTCGACACAATCTTTTTACGCAACTCAGGCTTAGTGTAGTTGCCTGCTGCATTAACAGTTGACTTTGCCTTAGCCATTTAGCACTTCCACGCCCGAAGGCTTTTGTTGATGCGGCTATCCGGATCATTAGCTGTCTTTGCGCTAGTCAGCTTCTTCTTCATCCCAGACATCCGGGCACAGAATGACTTCTTACGGGGACCGCCTTCTGGCTGCGGGGCTTTCAGTCCAGGCTTACCCGGATTGGCTCTATTGTAAGATGCCCGTCCTTTGGCGTTTAAACCACCACTTTCAGACTTGCCTTCCTTACGTTGCCACGCTGGGCTAACCGAACCGCCTTCAGCAAACTGCTCAAAGTCAGTACTATCCCGGCGTTGAACCCGTTTGGCTTTAGGCATCTTGGAG